ATTCTCTATTTTACAGGAGTTACATAATTATTCGGGTACATAAAATTCCAATAATTAAGCAATTGATTAAATGTAGCGCGACAAGATTTTTGACAAATCGTCTCAATATATTTGGCAAAAACAAGTAACGTTTTTAAGAAGTAAATCTTAGGATAGTATAACGCAGTGAGAGCAGGATTTAAACCTGTTTTCGCTGCGTTTTTTTGCTGCATCTGCCTACATTTATCCTACGTTAATTACAAATATCCTTTTGCCATCAACGCATACGCCTGTTCCTGACTTTGGCTTTCCAATTGCTGTAAATTTATAAAAGTAATCATTATTACTTGCTGATGCCAGCTTAATATCTACAACACCGCTTGTGGGCGCTGTAACCACCGGAGCATTGGCACATGTAAACTTAGCTTGATATGTATGCCCTGATTTCACCGTAACAGGATTTGTCGTGTCACTGTGGAAAGCCACTGCATTACTCGACCATGTAGCCATAAATCGTGCAGGAGTTCCATAGGTCGCTTTGAGGTATCCCGTAGTACCGTTACGGAAGAACTTAGCAAGCTGCAGATGGGGTTTATCTACCCATCCCTGAGTCCATGAACCGCCCCATTCAAGGCCGTGGGCTTTGCCAATCGCTCCAACTTTTTCAAAAAAGTTGTCTGAATCATCAAATTCACGGCCCCTTACATTTCGGAAGAAATCAAAGGCCACGCCCCACTGATGGGGTGAACTGTATGACACCCCTCTGCAATTAGTCACAACGGCCCCTTTTGTTCCAACTGTTCTGCCAATTGCATACAAATTTTCCTGTTCTTCAATAGAACGGTAGCATTCACCGATGCCAACATTCAATCCCTTGCTCTTACAATCGGCAAGGAACGCCGGAATAACTGCCTGTAATTCAGGATTCAATTGTTTAATATCTCTCATTTTTATTTTCTTCTTTCTAAAATTAGTAACTACTATCCTTTGCTCTAACTATGCTGTGTAGGTTTCACCCGTAATCTGCTGATATTCGTCAACAGTATCGTTTACAATTAGATAACCTTTTTTAACTGCCATTTTTAGCCTGTCCTTTGACAAGCCGAGTTGATACTGCACCTTGAAAAAGTCAAAATACCCGCTCATACATCACACCCCCAATGCTGCTAATTGCGCAGCCTCCAACGCTTTAATTCTATCTTCCATAGTTGGTTGATTCGATGCAGCTTCCACGTTGGCTTGGTCTGCTAAGATTTGATTGATATGATTTTGCGCAGATTCGGACATCGTTGCACCCGGGTATGGGATATAGCCGTCCTGTACAATCCACGGTGTACCGTTCAAAGCGATGGTATAGCCACTTTCCGTAGCCGTATAGGTAAGATTGTCTTTTGTAATCATGATTGAGCCTCCCTTATTTTTGTCCATGCTGTTCCATTACCGAGCCATAGCTCCGGATACAGCAAATTTCCGTCTTTAAAAAGCATTGCATCCTTAAAATAGGATGGAAGATAATCACATAGTTTGCTTGCAATTAACGATGCAACGTGGGAAGCATCGCCGGACAGATATTGAATAACTGCGGTTGGGGTATCTGGGTACTGCTTGGCTGTTAATGAATACACCGCCATTTTGCAGTTATACCAAAATTGGAACACATATATCATATTTCCAACAGCATTACCTATTACAATACCACCTTGAGGTATTGGATGATCAGGAAGTAATCTCCATGTATTTGTTCCTGGTTTATATGCAGCCATATTGTGGGTTGGACTACCATAACTATTAAGAAAATAAACTTCGTCTCCCACCCAAAAACAGGCATCACCTGCATTTATTGGGCTGGATGCCCCCAATGTAAATGTTTTGTCTACTGGATTGTAAATTATCAAACCACCATAGAAGTCATTAATATAAATTTTATTATTATACGTAAAAGATACACCATGGTTTGCGCCGGTATTTGGAACGGTAATAGCTGTTGAACCCGCCCAAGTATTGGAAGATATTGTATAGATATATACTGATTTATCCTGTAAAAACTCATATACTTTATCGCCAAGTAACGCACATGCTCTATAATTGGCACTCCCGGGGCGGCTTGCTTTCGCCATGAAAGTATTCAAAACCGGGTCATACATATAAACAGGCAAATATGACCCAAAGAGATAAATTTTACCATTAACAACAAATGCGTCCATTTGAGTAAGTATATTAACATCCGAAAGTGAAACAGGCAATCCGGGTAGTTCAGTAAATGTTCTTGCAACAGTGTCAAATTTATAGTTGTACTGTGCAGGATTACTGCTACCTGCTAAACCTGAAAAAATGTAAATATATTGCCCAATTACGCAAGTCGCGTGACAGTATAAATTTCTATTAGGCAACGTTATTCCCTGGTCTGCCAACCAACTTCCTGCTGCAAAAGGCTGTGTATCAAACACAATCTTTTTGATAGCCTCCACGGCGGCGGTTTTTAGCCAAATTCCATGCTTTGTGGACGGCTCGGTAGGCTGGCAAAAGACATTATACTTAATTGTTCCATTTCCACCAACTTTTATGGAATTAGGCACTACATATCCCCCCTGACAATGACGCGGATTGGCAAATCAATCGCTGGCTTATCACTATAGGCCAACAGTGTAATGCTCCCTGCCGCCTGTCCGCCGTCCTGCAAGTTTGCGGCCTGCAGCGCAGTAAGCTGGTCGGCTGTAATGGATGCGCCGGGCAGAATCTCATTTACACTTGTCGTGGTGACGCCTACAACTGACACCATCTGACTGTATGGAGCTGCTGCGCCCGTCCAACCTGCAGCAGTTAATGTCACCGGAGCTGAATGTGACTTGGACGCTGCGCCGACATCATTAGGTGTCGGCATCTGCTTAAGCTTTCCGTTTGCATCAAGTTCTGCGAGCCCGTTTGCTACTCCTCTAAGGGCGTTGATCTGACTGCTTACCGAAGTTTGAAGGTCTTCCGGGGTAACGAACAGCGGGTTCCCACTTGGCTGGAAGGTAATGTTTTGAACGCCTTCCACATTGCAATGTATCCGTAGATATTCACGCAGCGTCGTGCTTGAATTTTTATCAGGAATGTATTCACCCGCGCTGGAATCCCGATTGTAGCAATATACGGCTTCTTGGCTGGTATCCGGGTCAACAGCCATCAGACCCATTTCCCGGAGGTTGAATCCGGTGTCGACAAGAGCGTTAGACAGCAATACCGTAACAAGAGCCTCCTGCGCTGTAATAGATATCGCATCAATCAGAAGGGAGAGCTTTTCCGATTTGAGCTGAACAACGTCAAATACGGACGATGTCCCGATGTCCCCGTCTCCCAAAGCCATTCGGGAAAAGTGAATATTCTTACCCTTATGGGCCTTTACAAGCTGGCTCTGACCAAAGTTGGTTAATACAAAGCTTCCGAATGCCATTCCTTACACCTGCCTAAATTCTCTGATTCTGCCGATTTCCAAGGGCCCGCCCCAATAAATCGTACAGTCATAGTTCTGTTCCTGCGCTAAAGTGAACTTTGTTGTTGCCGGTTTTACCTTGTTGATCTCGTTCAAAATGACTTGTCTGTCTGTCACGATAAAATCGCCGCCGCTTATCCAAAGCGTGGCCTCGGCCCATCGGGTGGGGTCAGTCAAGTACATTGGTTCAACCCTCACGTTTTGATAACCAAGCGCCTTGACCGCCAAAATAACACCCGGCAACGACCCCGCTTTTTCTGCAATGATTCCCTTCATAGAGAGGCGTGTTCGGTATCCCTCAATGCTTTCCCCTTTCAGACGGGTCATACCTCTGTCTTTTCCGTGGACGTTCAGTATAGGTTCGCTCGCGGTGATAATCATGGATTCTTCCCGAACTTTGAAAATGTCTTCCTTGGTTTTGTCGAAAAGCTTACCGACTACTTTGAAAAAAATATAGAACTGATTTACTGCTTTCTTTACTTTTTTTAGAGGGGTAAACAGCAGCGAAAACATATAGTCTCCGAAGTTATCAAACATACTCTCACACCTTTTGCACTGTTACGGCCATTGCACCCGCAATGACGATCTTGTCGGTATCCAGTTCGACGTCAGCCGTCGGGGTCGTGACCTTGACGTTTTGCACTTCCGAAACTTTACTCTTGACCGTATAGATAATATCCGCCAAAGTCAACTCATTTAAGCTGCGATTTTTCTGAACCTTCAGCAGCTCAGTGAGAGCTGAAACCACCTTGTCTTCAAGTCCATCCGAGTTGATGGAATCGGGAACCGTTACGGTTAACGTGATGGGCTGTGCAACCGTTGTTGAACTCTTGACCAGTACATCATCGGACGGCCCTTTTATTGCATCTGCTGCGGCTCTGACAAGCGTTAGAAGCCCCTCAGTAGCTTCACCCGCCGTACCGGTAACGATGATGTCCACCGTGCCCTGTCCGCGCGGATGCTGATCATCGACCCGGACGAACAAGACGCCCGGAACTGCCTCGCAGACGTTTTTATATTTATCCGCAATCGGCAGCGTGGAGAGCTCGGCCCACGCATTGAGCACCCGGGAGCGCAGGCTTTCGACATCTTCAATATCGCTGCCCTCCGTGGTAATCCAGCCCGCACCGTTCGAAATGGTATCTATTCCCTCAATGTGCGTCAGGCTGTTTTTGATTTGGTCTTGTGGGACATTGTACCGGGAGCCCTCTATTTCGGCCTCCACCGGAACATCAACACTGAGAGTGCCCTGCTGCAGCACCGTGTCGGCCAAAGCAAAGAAGCGCAGCTCCTCACCGTTTATATCCTTGATGGTTTTGAACACTTGACCCTTTGGAATGGTTATACCCTCGCCGGAAGCCTGCCGCGCAACTGTCACCTTGCCTTGCGTTTTGATAGCGGCCTTGCGCTTCTTGGCAAAATCAGCAGCCTTAATTTCAAGCCAACCATCTGCTGCACTGGAAACAAACATATTTGATAATACCGTGCGGAGCAGCTTCACAAGTTCAATACGGACATTTAGGACGATCATCAGTATGGTATAGAAGACGCCTCCTGATTGAAAGTTTGAAATAACAAAGCCTTCGCTCTGAAGCTCTGTGACGGTCTCATCTTTCAAGGTGTTCAAATCAGGAACCGGAAGAACGCTGTCTAAAATCTCGTCATCAAGCATTGTCTGTCACCTCCACTTTAACCCGATCTAAATCGACATCCACGGTCTGCGTTTGGGAATTGCTGATAAAACTGAATGTTGTGTGAATTGAAATAGTATCGTCGCTGATGCTGACTAAGGTTGTGATTGTTTCCACGTCTACCTCAGAACGCCGCGCCAGCTTTTCTTTGATGCGCTCCTGAATTTCGAGGCGAAGTAGCTCGTCATCCTCGCTCTGGAGGAAGTCAAGAAGCGACCATCCCCAAGCCTCGTCATAGAAAAGTTCGCCTTCCTGCGAATGTGCCTCAAGCTGGATATCCTGAAAGACACAGTCCAGCCCCGAAGCAATGGGGGCGTCGCCATTGGTGGCCTGCGTGAGCTGATAAGCTGCATCCAGCCGAATGTCTGTATCGTTAATCTGTGCCATCAAACTACCTCCGCAATGATAAAGGGATTAAGCTCTCCATAAAGCAATGCGACGGCAACGGTCGCTCCTGTCGCTGCCTGAACCTTAGAGTGAATGCTCGGTATTTCGGAAAAGCTGCTGTCAATCTCGCCCGTTTTGTCAAGTATTTTGAGATTGTAAACGTAGTAACCGCCTGCATCCTGCGCCTTCGTTATCCTCGCGCACACAAAAGCTGGGCGGAGCAGGTGCGGAAATTCTTCGCTTAATACTTTGTTAACGCCTGTTTGCACGAGCTCCTCGATCATACGGCCTGCCTCCTTAGAAGTAAATGTAAGTGCGGATAAACCCTGTTGAATTCGTTGAAAACACAACCTTGCTGACTTCAAAATCTCCCGATGTTTCCGGGTGGTCAACTCGAATAATGTCCGAATGATGGATAAATGGGGCCGATACGGTAACGAGTTCCCATATGCCGTTGACCCGGTCAAGGGATATGATATTTTTTGCATAGTTGAACTCGTATATATCGGTTTGTTTTGGAGCTTCTCCCCAATAGAACACGCCGCCACGGAAGAAGAACTTTACGCTGATGTTCCAAGCTGCATTGATCTCCTGTAGCAGCGCAACGATGCTCTTCTTTGAAACAGCAAACATCTTCTTGGCAGGGTATGCCGTTTTTGAAATCACCGACGCCTTGACCCCTGCTTTTGAAAGTGCAAAAGAAATGATCTCCCTTGGCGTTGCATTTAGGAAAGTGCTGGTGATGCTGGTGCTTTCCAATGTCAACATATCATCCTTCAGCAGGATTTCATTCAGAGAGGTGCCGCCGTTGTATCCTTTCAGTACATAGCCCTGAAAGACCTCTTCCAGCGCACCGTCATACCCAAGTTCAATTGACGCCTTATCCCCGGATGCAAGGCTGATCTTCGGCTGAAACTCTTCTGTGAATCTAATTTTAGCCCAATCAAAATAGGAAGTCTTTGAGGAATATGATTCAATTTCAATTCCCTTGATGAAATTGTAATTTCCGACACTGGCAGATATCTCAGGATAAAACAATTCTGTTTCTGACATATACAGTCAATCCTCCTTAAGCAATCCGGATATCTGATATTTATATCTTGAGCTGTCCGCCGTATCCTTTGCGGGGGAGCTGGCGGTTTTGCTTGCTGCCTTTGGCGCTTTGCCACGATCATTCTTTAAATAGCTTTGATATGATGCGCTCAATCCGCTTGTTGCGGAACTGCTTTTTGAACTGCTCTTTTTCTTTGAGGAGCTGCTTGCCTTGGTCGCGGTGATGGTAGTCGGCACATACTCCCAAAATTCCATACTGGCCGTAATTTCGCTGGTCTTAGTGTTTTGCTCTTTGGTTGACAAGGATTTGAACAGCACTTTCTTAATCCCGCGAATAGCCGTGTGCGTATTTACAATATCGTGTACGATAGGTTTCGCCTGCCCGGAAGCCCTAAAGAGGTTTTGAATCTTGGTAAGCTTCTGCTCCTTCGTTTCTTTTGGGCTGTCCTCCAGTACAAGCTCCACGGTAATTTTGGCGTCCTCATAGCCGGTTGCTTGCTTGGGTTTGGCTGTACTGCCCTCGACCGTCTGCTCGTCGATCTGCGCATCGCTTTTGATTTCAATGCTTTTGAAGAGGCCGGGGAGAATAACCCCGCCGACTTTAACTGTGCTGTCATCTACATAAATCAAGGTTATCCCTCCGAACCATTAAGCCGGTTCCGGCGTCGGGTCTTTATCGACCGAGCCGCCGTTGGCGTTGATGAAATCTTCCATTTCCTTTAGCAGCTTGAGAAGCTTAGGCAGGTCATTGACTTTGCTGAAATCAATCTGCATGAAGAACTTCTCAATTGTTAGACCCTTTTCTTTGGTGGTTGTTGAACTTTCAGTCTCGGACTTTTCGCTGGTTTCCTTAAGGCTGACTTTCTTAATCGGCTGCCGGGTGGTGGTGAAGTCTACTTTTTTGAAAGACTTGTCGACTGCCTTTGAGGGCATGTCGGAAGTTTGGTTGATACCCGTTGTCACCGTTTCCATGACGCGACGGCCATTTAGGGTCAGGTGAGAGAGGGGGCCTTCCTTCGCATCCGAGAACGGCAGGAGCTTGCGGACTTTGTCAAAGATGCCCTTCACAGCATCAACCGGTTTCATTGCGACGCTCTTGATTCCGTTCACCAGCGTGTCAACAATCTTTTTGCCTGATTCCCCAAACCATGCAATTTTCTCAGTAATCCAAGTAATCACGCCGCCGATTCCGGTTTTAAGGTTGTTAATTCCTCCGGTGACACCAGCAACCACATTATTCCAAGTGGTTGAAATGAATGCGCTTACTTTATCCCAGTTCTGCCAAAGCAGGATGATGACGGCTATCAAGGCCACAATACCAATTACAATCCATGTAATCGGGTTCGCGAGCAGCGCAGCGGTGAAACTCCAAACGGAAGAAATCAGGCCGGGCAGTGCAGTCACTGCCGTTGTAATTGCCTGCCTCGCCATTCCGACAAGGCTGATCACGAAGCTTTTAATTGCTCCTGCTCCGGTTATAGCGGCCTGTTTGGCAAAGCTGCCGATAGAACTTGCTACCGAACCAATGCCGGAAACCGCGCTGCCTGCGACGGACTTGATGGCTCCGAACCCTGCCTTCAAACCATCCCCAGCATACAAAGCTTTGATATGAATAGTAGTGAGTATACCGGGTATTTTAAGCAGTCCGCTCCAAAAGCCATTAAAGAACCCTATTGTTTTAGTAACAACAAGACCAATGCCTCCAAAGACTGCAATGGTTGTACCTCCAACGGTCAGGAAAGAACCGAGGGCAAGAGCGATAAGCAATATAACCCGTACGAGGTCTTGGTTCTTTTGCGCCCATGAATCTACCTTTGTCAGCATTTCCTCAATCTTTCCGATTCCCGAGTTGATTGTGGGAAGCAGAGTGTTTCCGAGTGACGCTTTTACATTGTCAAGCCGCTGCTGTAGTAACTGATATTTATCCGGGTCGGTATTGTTGATGGCGTTTGCCATTTCTTTGGTTACGCCGGTTCCTTTACCCAAAGCGCTATACATTCCCACGATGTTTCCCTGCAGTGCTCCGGTCTTGCTGTACATCTGGTCAATTAGGGAAACCGCCTCGGCGTCTCCAAATGCGCTTTGCAGTTTCATCTTTTCGGCGGCGTCCATCGTGTCGCCAAATTTTCCGCGCAGTTTGTTGAGTATTTCCGGCATGGATAGTAATTGGTTATTTGCATCGACAAAACTTAGTCCTAATTCCTTGCCGCCCTGCGCGGCTGTACGGAGGAAAGCTTTGTATTTCGTACCCGCCTCTGAACCGCCCATCGTGGCCTGCAGCATACCAAGAATGGAAAGCTGCTCTTCAAGCGGAACCTTAGCGGAAGTCGCGGACGCACCGAGTGTTTTAATTGATTCGGACATTCCAGACCCGGTTGTTTTAAACTTTTGAACGGCGGTTGAAATACCCGCCGAGAACATTTCTCCAAATTCCAAATCTGACATTTTTGAGTACGCATCCTTATAGATGCCGTACCCGGTTGCAAAAAGGGAAGTCATTTCCGCGATTGAAGATTTTGTTCCTTTTGCGGTTTCACCGGCGAGTGTGGTATATTGCGCGACGCCTACGTCCGTTAGGGAGTTGATACCCGATTTGATATCATAAGCGGCGGTGATAAAATCCGCCTTGGTTGTTCCCGCCCATGTATCGGAGAATGACCGTGCCGCTTTATCAAGCGCCCCCAAATCTTTAATGCCAAGCGAGCTCAACTCACCGAGTGCCTTTTTGGACGCATAGGTGGATTCCACCGGGTCAAGCAATGCGCTGGTAATCTGTGCGCCGACGCCCGCCATGGTGGCCCCGACCTTTGTCATGCTGCCGAAGGTCTGATTGAGTGACTGGATTTTGCCGACGCTGCCGTCTACCGAAGTAGAGACTTTCGCCATCGGACCCGTCAGGTTATCAATCATATTCATAATAACCGATAATTTGAAAACAGATTCTAAACTCACACTATACTTCACCCCCTATTTGTGATATAGTAATTAAAAATGGAGGCGTAAAACTATGGTATTTTTTACAGTGGTATTCCAAGTGCTGGTATTTGCGCTTTGCGCGGGCGTGGTTGTTTCGATTTTAGTCTTCGTTCCTCTGTCCTTGTATATCATTCCTTACGCTTTATGGGTAGGAAATGAACAAACGATGGGAAGGCAAATGGACAAGAAAAAGCAAACTCCATTTCAAGCGGCTAAAAACGCAACAAAACTATACGGTGCGTGGATTCGCAGACAAAAACCGACCTTGTAAAGAGGCCGGTTTTTTCATTCCTCCGCAAATACTTCTGAAATGGCGCGGGCGGTAATGTCGGCTTCAACCTCCTGAATGTACCTTGCGTATGCGAGCGTTTGGATGAACTCGTCGATCATCATTGCTCCGACATCCTTATCCTTTAGAAGAGCAGGAGGCACGAAACGGTAAATCTCAATTATTCCCGCCGAAACAAAATTCTCGCGTACCTCCCGGAGCTGCTCGTCTAAAGCTTCTTTAAATTTACATCTTTGCTCAGGCCGAGCATTGAAAGCAGTTTCTCGCCAATTCCAAGTGCAAGAGCGGGATATACTTCAAGGTCATCTTCAAGCTTTTTCTGATGTTCGTCAACGATGTTGTCGAAGAGAAACGCCTGCAGGGCTTTTGTTGCTCCGTTGGCAGCAGTCTTTACGTAACGGTCATAGCTTGCGACATTCGGCTTTTTGAAAACATATTCCAAATCAACGGAGGTATCATCGTCCGGCTGGACGGTCGTGCTTACTCTGTAAATCTGGCCGTACTTGCTTTTCAGGTCTTCGTTAGTCGGCGTTACTGCGCCAATCGTTTGAACGTTATCTGTCATATTAAGAACTCCCTTTTGTCAAAAATTTTGAGATTAAACCGGTTTTACGCCATCCTGAATAACGCCGTTTACGATCAGGATGTCAAGGTCAACCTTGAGCGACTTGTCGCCCTGCGAAGCCTTGTTGCTGCGTTTTGAAAAAGTGACTGTGTCGAGGACGTCCTGGCGGGTACGCTCCCCGGCGTTTGCGTAGGATACAATGATTTTTGGGATAACAAGGCCGTAAAAGCTGATGTTGCTGTTTCGGCAGTAATCCAGCAGGTCATTATAATCATCACGCAGCATACTGATTTTTCCGCTACTCTTATAGTTTCCGGTTCCGAATCCCCTCGGAGCTTGGCCCTTTCCGTAGACGGCTTCTTTTTCCAGTTCGTCATCGTACGAAACTTCCTGAACTTGGACGTTAATGCCGGGGAGCTTAACATCAACATCGCTCCAATCATAGCATCTTCCGTTAATAATCATGTTTGTTCCCCCTTATGCTGTGGCTGCGGTTTCGGCCTTGGAAACACCAAGGTCTATTACGATCTCACGCACTTTTCCGCGCGGGACAAATCGGATGGTAATGTGCATGATCTCATCCGTTTGAATATCCTGACCCTTGGGCACGGTAACCGTTACGAAGGAAATCTCCTTGGCGCGTACCATATCGTCGAGCGGAGCCTGAATGAACAGGGCCTTTGCGTCAAGGTCTCCCTGAACGTCTTCCAAGTCCACGTCGGATTGGAGCTGCAAAAGAGCTTCTTTTCGGGCTTTGCGGATGATTTTATTTTTAATCCGCACATCCTCAGCATACCGATAATCGGAACCGTCCGGGGACATAACCCGCGCGTTATACACGTAATACCCATCAAGGCCGTCATACTGACGGAACGTAAGGAACTTCGCGGTATCCAGCACCTCAATGTAATCTTCAATACCAAGCGGGCGCAGGCCGAGCATTTTTGTCGAGGAAATGCTGAAGGATTTGGTTTCGCCAATGCTCTGCTGCGGCTTTGCCTTTGCGTAAAGCCCCGCCACAATTCCGGCGTTGTTGATTTCACGTGTTGTCCCGTCCATCTTGGTATAAAGCGAGCGGGCCGTCACAACCTGAATATCAGTGTTTTTGATATTCTTTTTGTCATCGGCAAGCCGCTGCGTGTACTCGTCAAGGCTTTCAGTGCTCAGCTTGTTATATGCTTCCAGCATAATAAACACCGGTTTGTGATACGTGTTGATGAGGGTGAGCTGTTCGGCTGCAACCGCCGCCCACAAGTCCTTCGATGATTCTCCAACAACATGAATTAATTCAAAGGTTTCGCTGGGATTCCTTAACTTGGCCAGCGCGCCGATCACGTCGGCGTTGGTCATGGCCGGAGCTGTAGTAGATACTTTGTAGGTATCTCCAATCTTGAAGGAGGCCGTTGCGGCGTCTTCACCCGTGCCTGCGGTAAATTGCAGGGTGATACCAGTGGACGGCACCTCAAACGACCCGGTCAAAGGCACTGTCAGCTCATCCGAATAGGAGTACCCGCCATCAATGGAATATTGGAACAGCGCGGTATTCAGCGTTCCCTGCCCGGTGATTTTGATAATCACATCAAAGGCATTGTAGGGCTTCCCCGTTGCAGTACAGTTCCCGGTTCCGGTTATCGTCTTATCAACCGCTCCGAGCGTTCCGTCAGTGGACGCCTTTACCGGGATGCAAAGAATTCTGTTTGACCCGTTTTCGACCGAATCCATCGCGGCGTCCGCGAGTGGGCTCAAGCCGAGGCGGGCTTTTATTTTTGTTGCGTCCATATCTCCGGTAATGATAACGGGGGTATCGGACACCACGGGAGACACGCCTATTTTGACATGGACGCCGTCGCCCTTTTCACCGCCGAGGCCAAGCAGCCCGTCTGTGACTTGTGTTGTTACGTCTCTTAACAATTAACGTCCCGCCTTTCCGACTGAGCGTTTCAAAAACTGTTGAACCGCCGCGTCATAATCTGTTGCTGAAACCGATTTGCCCGGTCTCCATCCTTCGGCGGCACACACACCGCAAAAGACGGAATCCGTTGTATTCTTCTGTTTTTTCAATAGAGTGATTTCAACCAGTGCGGTTTCGTCGCCGGTTGTTTCCTCCGTTGGTTTATTAGCCGCCATCTGAATTCCCCTTTTCTGTTTGGATATCTGTATCCGTAAGTTTTGCGAAGTTGCTGTCCTTGTACACTCCACCGTCAAATATCACCTTGATGTTGACGGCAATCTTGGCCCTGAGAATGCTGTCGTCCTTGTCAACCCATTCTGAGCTTTCAACCTCAATTGGAACATAATTCCCCCCAATGTATAGGCCAGCGTCTAAGGACGTAAGAAACGCTTCAAATATAGTTTCAACCTTGTCCTCGTCATAATCTCCGATAACAACGTTAAAGCTGAGCCCCCGGTCAAAGACTTTCCTTCGCTTGTGTCTGATGCCCGCTTCATCTTGATAAATGGTTTTTGAGCCGTTACGAGCAAAGGTGTCTTTTCCGAAGAGCACGGCGCAAATGTGGCTTTCCGCCGCTGCGGATAGACGCTTCATAGTGGTGTACGGAGTTGTTTTCATGCCTGCCTGCTTGAGTTTATCAATCAAATATTCCCGGCATTCGACAAACATGGCTACTCCTCCTTGAATACGTCTTCCAGCGTTCCTTTGATTTCGTGCATATCGTCCTCGTCCAATCCCAAAAATGGGCGGGCCGGGATTTTAATGTGAACAGTGACCTTCTTTTTACGCACCCATTTGCCGTCCACCTGAAACACAAGGCCCTTTGAGGTCTTTGCCCGGATGGTGACAGTGCGGCCCTTCTCACCAAGTTGGTGTGTCCGGGCGTAAATGGTATTGGTGCCGACGGCGAAACCTGATTCCGAAGCGATTGACTTAATGGAGTTTTTCAGCCGCCCGGTTTCCGTTAAGGTGACACCATTTTCTTCCCTTGCCCGAGTGGATTCCTCCCACTTTTTTCCGGATGGGTCTTTGGTGGTTTTGAACCGGTTCTTAGTGGATGTTCTGATTGCTTCGGCAAGGGTAAGGTTGACATGCTTTTTGTCAATCTCAGAGAGCTTTTTTGTCCGGTTGAGCAGCCTCCGGGTGTCGCCGTCAATCCGGATGCTATAATCTCCCATGAGTTACATTCCGTTTAGGCTTCCCCGTGAGAAAAGCCGGGGGGAAGACTGAGCCGCGAATCCGGCGCTTGCAGCTGTCTGAGTGCTTCCGACACCGATGTCAACTTTTCCTTCAGCAACCATCTGTAGGAACTTCACGGCAGACTGATAGCGGTTGAGATAGTTTTTCTCCTTATCGTTCTCGTCAATGCCTATTCTGGAAAAGAGGTTATAAACCGCGATGTCTTTCGCAAACTTATTGATTGCCTTGGGTATTTGCGTAAGGGGAACCGGATACCTTTTTGCAAGGTATCCGTCGATTTCCCCGTCGGCGTCGGACATAGCCTCCTGAATGATAGGCTGAATCTTTGCTTCCCGTTCCGCCGGGTCGTCAATGTATTCGTCGCCGATCAGAACGTTCAGAGCGTCATCCTTGATCATGCTGCGGACTTCCTCCGCCGTACAGTATCCCATATGTTACCGCCTGTCTTAGGCGTTCGCGGAGCCGTCTGAACCGTAAGCCATCTGCCAAAATCCATAACCGGCGTTTCCGCGAGAGTCAACGCCATAAATTGCCTGTTTATCGAAGAACATATTATCGTCGGACTCCTGATTTTTGGCAACAAAGGTGGGGGCCTTCCGCTCCTGATAAATCAGCGGCTTGATGGGAAGGCTTGTGCAGAGCAGATACCATGCTTCATCCGCACCGGCAAGGTCGGTGACAGGGAGAGGCTGCGCGGTTCCCTTCATGGTGTTGGTCGTTCCGCTGATCTGGTCAGCAAGAAGAATTTCACGGGCTTTGGCTTCAAGTGCCGGAGGGACAACCAGCGTGTCAGGAATGATTTTAAGCGGCTTGCCGTCATCATCAGTCAGCGACATAATAGCGGCGCGGGCTGCGGTATAGCTTTCAAGGGTCAGTTTTGCTGTGCCCTTATTGCTGATAGACTTTTTCCCAACCTTATGATCAGTGGCGAAGAAAGCCTTCCCGTCATAGCACTTATTAGAGAAACCATTCTTGAGAAGCTCAAAGACCAGCTCATCGGGATGAGTTGCAGCACTCTGGCCCATCGACTGAATCATGGGGGCATAGATGCCGATCTTGTCATCCTCAATATCTTCCCTCGGAACGCCGACTGTAACTTCAAAGGGCTTGTTTTTGATGGTATAGTCGGAAGCTTCCAGATTTTTGATCTGACGCTCGCCGATCCATTCCCTCAGTCTCGGAATCATACCGAGCCATTTATAGGATTCCTCTCCGGTTTCCGAGGGGACTTTTGTGGCAACCTTATCGTACAAGATCTGGCTGTTGTCAAATGCCTTTGCAAAGATAGTCTTGAACCCCGTAAAGATTCCACGGAGCGCTTGCTGATTAATAATCATGTAGTTTTCCTCCTTCTGTTATGTGGTCTTAAACTGTTTCGACGATGATGCCGTCGGCGGTGATGCCAAGCACCGTGCCTGCGACAGAGCTGCCGTCGGCGAGGGCTGTCACCGTGCAGTCGTCAAGAATATAGCAAGGTTTAAAGACAAGGGCCTGCGTAACCTTGTTTGCCGTAGCGGGGTCATTCTCCCAAATAAATGCTCCCCGGCGCACATTAACGGCGATATCACCGGCAGCGCCTTGGCTGTTGTCTGCAAAAGTATCTGCCCTGCCCGCTGCGGTAAGCCCTGCCGCCTTGGTTGCGGGAACTGCAAACCCCTGCGCGTTCACTGCCACAAGCGAGCCATCATAAATAATTGTTCCTGCGGCAACCGGCAGGGAGAGCATCCGCGCACCGTGCGCAATGAGGGGAGTGTTTCTTCCTGATGTAAGCATGTTATCTCGCGTCCTTTCCGTACTTGTCAATGTCTTCCTTGCTGACGCCCATCATCTTGCAAACCTTCAAGGTGTCGTCATCAACTCCACCCGCCTTGTTTACCTTGGCTTCAAATTCCAATTCGCCTACCGGGACGCCCTGCGGGGCCTTTTCGACAAACGAAGCAAAACCGGAAGGGTCTTTCATAGCGTATTCCGTGGCCCAATCCTTTTGGGCGGCGGCGAGCTTTCCAGCCTTAAGTGCAAGTGTGACAGAATCTTCGGCATCCTTCTTGGCAAGCTTTAATTGAAGTGCTTCAAAATCGGCCTTAGAAACGCTTCCATTACTCGGAGCTTTCAGCGCCATAATGGCGGTAACGACATCCTCGGTTTTCGCGCCCGGCTCCAAATTGAGCAGCCCGCAAACCACTTTGTTTGCTACAACTTTGCCCGCGGCTTCTGCTTGTGCTGCACCGTCTTTTGCCTTTGCAGCTTCGGCATCCGTTTTCAGTTTTTGCGCTTCCTTAAGCGCATCGGTCAGTTTTTGGAGAACTTCTGCCTCCGGGGTGTTTTCGTCGAGCCCAAGCAGGGCAGCGATTTGTTTGATAATGTCCATGTTTGATGTGTCTCCTTCTTCAAATTCGTCCAGATTGATTGAGTTTATTATTGGAAACATCCCGTCAATTGCCGGGGTGTTTGTCAACGCACAAGATAACAGGGCGACCGCCTTGTGGTCAGAGTTCCGTACAAGGACAACGGGGGAAAGATACTTGTACTCCTTGTTTTCAAGGTATTTCTTAGCTGTTGGCGTCCAATCTACCTTCGCCGCGATTGCGTCCCCTTCCAAAAAGAGGTCTTTAATCCAACCGCCCGCCGGAGCTTGGATATCTTGGAGGGTCTGATGTTCGTAGTCAATTACGATATCAATTCCACGGGACTGAAATTTATTCTTGATGTCGTCGAAGCTTTCCCGGTCGACAGTAAAATCTCCTCTTTGGGATTTCACAAGACCAAGCGGCAGGATTTTAACCACGTCGGGGGCACCTTTGAGCTCCGCTTCGCCGCCTTTGCATACGGTTAATTTTGACATTTTAATCACCTAATGTTTTCAGCGTTTTAAATTTGCGCTTGTAACGCCCGTTAGTACGCGTTATAACGGCGTTCCGTTCCTTCCCCTGTAATGTTTCACCCTCTGCCCTCTAAATAGGTTTACGGGCATTTGAGAGCCGTTCACGGTTTTTCCTTTTGTTCCATCTTTTTATAAGCCTTGACGAGCGGTTCAGGGTAACCGGAAAGGTCGGGGTCAAACTGTGTCTTTGCGGGGTTGGTTGAGAAGTGGGGGTCGGGTCTGACATTTACAAATCGTCCGTCATTGAGTTCCGTCGACCGTGGCACGTCATCCGAAACAGTCAGTCCCATCTCGTCGACCTGCCTCTGTGAAAGCGTATGCACTGTGCAACGACATCGGAAACCGTTTGGAGGATACCATGTATCCCATACGGGCGAATCCGCCCGAAAAACTTTTCCATCCATTGCCAAGTGGGAGGGGCGGGTGTGTGAATCGTTGACGGCGTCATACTGCCAATAGGGTCGGAGCTTCATCACTTCGGGGTCGGTCATCTGTTCGTAGTGTCCGACCTGATAGGCTGTTTGCACGTTCGTCCGAAAAATGTTGTCCGCCTGAAATGGTGTTACGCCTTCATATCCCTTTTGTTCTAAGAAGTCGTTCATATTCTGCCTAAACTTTTCCATCGTTGTGCCGTCCTCTATTGCTTTGAGCAGCTCGTCGTGGAAGGCATTCAGGAGTTGAACCTTCGTGTATCCCGATACCGTAAAGGCAAGGGTTTGGTATTTGCTCCCTATTTTTCGGAATTGTGCCGGAGTCAGGGCGATTTTATCACCGAAGTATTTGACCGCTTCTTCAAAGGTGAGCTTGTCGGTCGAAAGCTTGCTTGTAAAATCATCCATTCCCCATCGACCGTCCTTGCAAATCTGCGAGGAACATTGCCTTTTGCAGCAGTGCCTCAAAGTCGGAAGCGTTCATGCCGGTGCATAGTTCTTCAACCGTCTTGTCATCAGACAACATGTTCTTCAGGTCTTCCAAGCTGCCCGCTTTGTCAACTAATTTGAGAACCGGCGCGAACATATCCTGAAACGTTCCTGCGTTCTTAGCAACCACATGGTCGGCAAGGTTGTCGACCTGAGCTTGTGAGCTTGGGGTTGGTGGACTTTTCAGAGCTATGGGAGCAACGGCAGGAAACAAAGCCTTAAAAGGAACCGGCGCACCTTGCGGCTGCGCTGCTGGAGGAGCTGCTGGTGGAGCGGCTACTTCATCGCCTTCCTGCGGTTCAGGAATACTGAACTTCTTGTAAAGGTACGATGTCGGGACTTTTAGTCCCGTTCCCTGAATCAGTACGGTGAGTATATCAGCAGCTTCCTTCAGGTCTTCCGATTCCTTGCAATCAAAGCGGATGTAAGGGATTCTCTGACCTTCTCCAAAATTGAACTGTACGAGGGGACGGATAAGGTCACGGCGCAAAGTGGATGCGAGGGCTTTGCAGTCGGCGACCGTGAGGTCGTGCCGAACTTCGTTATGTGTTTTGCTCTGTGCAAAGCTGCCGCCCCCGGAATCGCTTGTCAAGGTTTGCCCGAGAATAGCCTTTGAAACTTGTTCGTCGCAATACCGGGCAAGCCGTTCATAAACGTCAATGCTGGAGGTCTTACCCGATTCCTCAAACTTGATTTCCGTGCCATCCGGGATGATACCTGCAGCATCGGAACCGATCTGCACCAGTGCCTTGATAAGAGCGGCTTTGTCTTCTTCACTTGCGCCCGGCGCATATTTGCCGAGCCGTAGCGGCATTCCGAAGACTTCACAAAAGCTGACCCAATCCTTGATGTCGTAATTCTTAAACAAATACATCCAAGCCACAACCCGCAGTACGCCAGCCCTTGACGGGTGCCCGCTCCGGGCCTTGTAACGGTGTACTATGAACTTGTTCTCGGGAATGATAATCCCGCTCGGGTTTTCCTTGGTCATGACCTTGAAGCTGTCATCCACTGAATCCCAAAAGAACCGCTTTTGATGTCGGTTTTTAATTTCCTCGATTGTAGTCTTGCCGCTGCTATAGCCCCAAATGATTTCTGATACTGCGAAGCCCTTGCCGATAGCATCCAATAAATCCATTTCGACGTCTTCGAAATTCTCAATGCTGTTGATTTCATTTGAAACAAACTCGGCAATAGCTTTGTCCTCATCCTCATCCGAGAATGGTATAACCTCATAGTCAAGTCCGGTGACAGCGTTCTTACGGGTTTGGAGTTGTGAGAACAGATGAGGGTCTTTTTCTTCCATTTCCTCGAAGAGCTCCATCTGCCGGAGAACATCCCCGGCATCTGCTTCCCGAAAGATGTTTGCAAGCCGGACGGGCGTCAGGCCATTGCTCGGATAACCGGAATATTTATCCTGCACCTGTGCAACCGCGATTTCGTTTAAATCGGGCCGCTTTGAATTTATTGGGGGAGCTGCCGATTGCTGCGCCTTTGCCTTTTTTTTATTGCTCAATGATTTCAACCTCCTTACCGGCTTTTATAAACCTTTCCCGGATGGTTCCGCAATGCTGGGATTCAATTTCAATTCCTATAAAATCTCGCCCGGTTTGTTCGGCTGCTATCAGCGTAGGGCCGCTCCCTGCAAACGGGTCAAGAACAATTGAACCGGGTTGAGTTACGGACAGAATAAGACTTTCGAGCAGCTCAACAGGCTTTTCGTTTGGATGCACCAACTTGTCGCTGCTTACTTTGCGAACAGAGAGTACATCATTTGGCCTTTTTGCTGGAAATTGAAATTTCCCTTTAACTGCAAACAATATGTTTTCATGAGATGGTGCGAACTGAGCTTTACAGTCACCCGCACCGTGCGCCATTTTATACCAAACGACTTCTGATTTTACTGAAAAACCGGCAAGATGCATCGCATCAATAAAGGTTTGCTGTACATCCCATCTTGTAAAACATATCAGTACGCCTGATGAACCACCGTCCCCATCTTTTAAAACTCTATAGGCGTCATAGAGCCACCATATAAATGGGGTTTTGTCATTTTGAATCTTGGCCATTCGATTGCTGGCCTTGCGCTGGTGGGATTGATAATTGATACCATAGGGCGGGTCTGTGATGATTGCATCAACGCTATTCGGTTCCATGCTTCGAAGAACGCTTAGACTGTCGCCGTGAATAACCTGATTTACTAAGACCTACATCTCCTCATTGAGATTCGTATTTGAACCTTTGTTAATATGCGCCGTTCCTGAAATTCAGGGCTCGGCTGATAATGGATTTGTAATCGACCTTATTCCCAATCTTACTGTCAAGCGCAAGCTTGACGGCCATCTGCAATCCATCCGGGGCATCGTCGTTTTTTCCCATCGGGTATTCCTGCATCTGCTTGAGAAGGGTCTTGTGCTTTTTGCTGAACTTGATGTAACCATTCTTTACAAATGGCTGCAAGCTTTGAATACGTGCGTCCTTATTCTGGACGCTGTTGATTTCTTCAATTGGAAGATACTCTCCAGCTTCCACCGACTTTTGAACCATGACTTCCTTGAAATAGAACTGGAACTGCACAGTTTCAACGCCGAATTTATAAAGCGGCTTCTTGTAGTCCGTGCGCAGCCGCTTGCTGGTTTCAATCGCGTCATTAATGATGACGTCCGGCTTCCGCTTTTCTACCGATGCAATCAGAACATACAGGTAGCCGGTACGGGTATCCTTTGCCAAAATAATTATGGATGATGTGTCACTCTTTTTGTTCTTGCCGAGTGACGGGTCGTTTGCACCTATGAAGATGAACTTCGGGTCGGAAAAGTCCGGGACGGTTTTTCCATCGTCATCGTAATAGTCGAACCATTCCTCTTGGAACGCGCAGGACTCGGGGTCAATCGGGTCATTTTGAATTTCCGAGTTGAAGCTGGCTTCTCCTTCGGAAATCTTGATAATCATAAGGTCGTAATAGGAGAGCTTCGCTTCCCACAAGACCTTAGTGCCTTCCAGCATTTCTTCCCGGTTAGCTTCGAAAAAGTCCTTTGCGTCCTCTTGTCGGTTGTCGTTGGAAAGGTCGGTGTAAATGCGTTCCCATGCGTCCCATAACACTGTGTTGCTGGCGAAGCTGATAACGCCCCGGTATTTCACGGTTTTGTATTGCGGGTTGTTTGCCACGTTGGCAAGTAAAGCGTCGAAGTGCAGCAGCGTTCCTATGTAGACAATGTCGGTATAGGTATCACCCGCTTTTGATACAGCCTTGTAAAACCAGTTGCGCAGCTTCTTACGTTGGTCGGGGGTATTGACGTTCTCGTCATTTTCAAGGTCATCGCAAAGGATAAGATCAGGACGCCATTGTTTGTGACGCCGTCCGCGAATTTTCTTCCCAGCGCCGAGCGCTTCAATCTTTCCTCCGTTGGACAGCAGGATAACGCTTGCCTTCCACACCTTGCCCTGCAGGTCGCCGAAGTCCTCCCGGATTGCGGCGTTCTCTTCGTATTCGGTCTTGATGTCGGTGAGGAACCCCTCCGCCTGATCAGACGAATCCGACAGGATAATCGTATAATGCTTGTAGCCGTAAGTCGCGGCGTGAATGGCGTCCTTAAAGGTGAACGTTGTGCTCTTGGCGTGGCCGCGCGGCGCTTCAATTGCGCGGCGGCATCCCGGCGCTTTGTCAATTTCCTTGGCCTGCGCGTAGGGGTCTTTACCTTTCATAACGCCATCTGACCAAATATTGTCAAGCTCTCCGTGAAATTCCGGGGATTCACGAACGAAGTAATGTGGAAGATATGCCCGTCCGAAGTATTCAAGGTCAAACGCACCAAGGCGTTTTCTCAGCCCTTTTTCACCGGTGAGCGCCGTCCCGGCCTGATAGGTGCGGAGCAGCTCCGCGCGTTCTGCTGCGTGTTGGTCGTTGCGCGTGACATATTGTTCAAAGAGCTGCTTCTGATATTCCCGGCTTGCAACCGCTTCCCGGTCTTCCGGTTCTTCCAGCTTGTCGATGTATTCTGTAAGGTCAATCATCGCTCAACATCTTTTCTCTTGCTTTTTGGAGAACGCTGTGCAACTCCTTCGTGAGCTGCGGGTCTGCCTTGATTGACTTTGTAAGTTCCTCTTCAAGGCCATCAAAGGCGAGCTCCATCTTTGTTTTATAATCCCGTTTGACCTTGTCATCGTAAACCTGCACACGGGACAAGGAAGCAATGAGCCGTCCGGCTTTGTCAAGTGGCATTTCTGCGAAGTCTTCTTCCGCCGTACTAACACGCTGCATCAGGCCGTCCATCATCACCATGCGCGACGCCTTGGTGAAATCCAAATCAGGACTTTTGTCCACTGCCACGGCAATTGCTTTCGTACGTTCAAGAGTTTCCACAACACGCTGAGCCGCTTTGTTGGCTCGAATTGCATACCGACCGACCGCGCTCTTACTGATGTTATAGCCTTGAGACTTGAGCCATGTCTCAATATCAGAGTAACTGTTCGAAGTATCAAGAAGCTGAGCGTCAAGTTGTTCTTTGATGCCGTCGGGAAGCTGGGTGATTTTTGAGTTGATTCGTGTGCGCTTTCGGTTCGCCATTAAACGTCCACTCCCGGGTCGGTTATTGTTCCTTCTACAAGGTCAACCCCGGCCTTAGTAAGCTTGATGACGCCGTCCTTCCGAAATACCGTGTAGGAAGTGACGCTTTTATCCGGGAATGAGATATACCCCGCCTCTTTGAGGTAGTCAATATGCTTGCTGATGTCAGGGGAAACAATTAGGCTGTCGGCGACAAGGGCGTTTGTAATCTGCCGTACGAGGAGCGCGTTCTGATTTCCCTTTGCGAGCGAGCGGATAATATACCCCCGGATTGCTTTGTTGCGGTCAACCTCCTGCTCGGTCATTTCGTCCATGATACCCATTGGTTGTTATTCCTCCTTACACCCCTTGGACAACAGCCTGTCAAGCTTTCCGTCCATGATGGTCATTTGTTTGTCGACGTTGTTCATTGTGCGGATATAATCTTCCCGGGTAACATATACGAACGGGAGGTCACTTTTCAAGTCGTTCAGTTGGGACTGAACCTTTTCAACCGCCGCAGTTTGTTTTGCGTCCTGTTTTTCAAGGTTGTCAGCATTTTTCTTAATGTTTTCTTTAATCGGCCCCACAGTGTTCTTCACACTCCAGCCGATCAGGCCGACAACGAGAGTTAGGGTAACTTGAAATACCATTGAAATAATTTGGCTTGCATCCATGCGGCATTACACCCCAACGGATTTCAGGAAAAGCACCTTGTTTTCAATGCATTTCATGAGATAATCCTCAAAGCTGCCGAAGTTTTCTTCAATGAGCTGCTGGGCTTCCGGCTTGATTTGTTCGGCGATTTCTTCCGCTGCCTTTTTGGACAGGGCAATCAAATCTTCTTTTTTGGCCGAACCCGCCTTGACTGCTTCGCGGAGTTCTTTTGCAGTGGTTTGCTCGATGGCTCCGACCGTCTTTGTGGTCAGCTCCTCCACGTCGTCGATTGCGTCGTCAAGGAGTTTGCGCTGCGCATCGTCTTTGATCTGCTGGGTCTGAGCTTTGGCTTTTGTCGTTATCTTGCTGATTCCGTATGTCGCATATGCGGCAAGCAGGCCAAGAAGTGCAACGAAAAGATTTACAAGGGACTGATTCGCCATAGACTGAATTGCTTCCATTTTGTTTTCTCCTCCTGAAAATAAAAAATGAGTACAGGGACTTTGTCCCTGTACTCTAAGATTACCGTATTTTGGATGAATGTAATATCTGTAGTACTTCTGAGTTTTTTTGCGTTTTTCACTTGAATTTACGAAGCATCAAACCAACTTTGCTGGCCTTCTGCATGGCCTTCACCACATATCTGCCTGACCCATCGCTCGGTGACATCGTATTTGTGAGCGAGTTCTGCATGATTATAGCCATTGAATTCGGCTTTAATCCGCTCGTCCCTGACGGGTCGGACGAAGCTCTCCAGCTTCGGCATATAGAATGTTGTACCGCCGACAAGCTCCGCGAGCTTTGCAAGGTTTTCAATCCCGATTTTCTCCGCGATGGGGCGGTATGCTTCGGGAATCATGTCGATGGTAAGGTCTTTTACCATATCCACCACGAAGTCCTCCTTTAGTTGATTTTGACAAGCTCAATGTTTGTATTATTAGAAATCAAGTGCCTTTTCAGAGCGCCGAAGGATGACCACTGCGGCGTATAGATTTCATACTCCAGATTGTGGTACCTTTTGGAAAGGTCTTTCTGCTGCCTTTGGGATAGCTTTTTATAATCCGCCTTTTGCTTCGCGGTAAGCAATGACCGTACCTTTTTTTGGCAAAAGCGGCGGCGCTCCTCGCAATCCTCCGCTAACCACTTGCCTTGGAACTTTCCGTCGATATACACCATGATCATGTTCTTATAGGCACCCACACGCTCCAAAACGAGGGCAACGTCGTATCCGTCGGCCTTCAAGTAAACCGGAAAGAAAAGTCTCTTAAGAGCATCCTCCGCTTGTTTCCATTCTTCCTTTGTCATAATGTCAGCCTCCTTCTTCCTGATTAGGCGGAGAAATAGGGGGCCTCATCAGACTTGATAAATAAGTTTGCGTTAGCTGGAAAGCCTGTACAGCGCTAAAGCCTTTTTTTATTGCCGTGGAATAAAATATCCAGCTCATTTCTGCCATAGCTCCTACTGCGTTTATAACTTCATTTGAATTGGGATTGTCATTCATGAATTATCCTCCTGTCTGACAACCATCTTTTTCAGGGCTTCAATCAGTTTGTAGCATTGTGACGGCGTGAGCCATTCCAACCGCTCAACCTTGAACATCTTCTTAGCAAACCCGTTGATGCGCTGGTTGTCATCGTTCCAGCCCAGCGTCTTAGTGAGTTCGTAAATCTTCTTGCGTTGCCGCTCAGTTTTAACGTTGCCGCCTTCGTCCGTGCGTTTACGCTGGGCGGGTTTGCTGACGCTGTCCTTCATCTGTTGGAGCACACGGCAAACCCGGTCAATCTCGCCCTGCGTGAGCTTGCGCATACTGTCCTTTTGCGTTTCCCGTTCAATGACGCTGTATAAAGCCTCGTCGTCAAGAGAGAGCTCAGGGGACTTTGCAATCCCCCAAATCATACGGATTGAATAATGGGGGGCGTTTGTGCGCCCCCGTGCTGCTGCTGCCATTTTCCTTCCCCCTTACAGTTCGTCGGCTTCAAGCCTTTCGAGCTTATCCCGCGCCGCTTCAAACCAAAATGTGTCCGTTCTTTTCCACTTCGCGCCGACCGCCGTGACCTTCTCTTCGCCGTACTGACGAAGGGCATCCTTGTCGACGGTTTCCTTGGTAACAATGCAGTCGGTCATTTTGCGGGCCTTGAGCTTTCGGATGATTTCCAGTATTTCCTCTTCGTCACGGGGAAGCCCGATTGTCGTAGATTGCCGAAATCCGGTTTCGCCGAAGTTGAGGGTTATTGACTTTTTCTTGCCGAGTTCATCGCGGTGCTCTGTGACATACTCCTTGATGTCTTTTCCGAGCTTGTCAATCCGGTCTTGATGGGGCTTTGCCTCCTGCGCCGCAGTGATTTTGATGCCGTTGATCTGCTTGTTCATATCGCCCTCAATGTCTGCGAGGGCGATTTCATTTTCGGCTATTTCCTTGAGGGCGGCGTCGACCTGCTCCCAATTTTTCAGTATAGGGGCTTCCTTTATGCGCTTTCTTGACATTATTCCATACTTCCTTTCAAAGTGCCGCCGGGCAAAGGGCGGTCATATCTGCTCCCGAGCCGTAGTCAAATCCAACGGTAACGCCTGTTATGCCGACGAGCTGCCCATCGTTGATCACGAAATCAATGCCATACTTCCGATGAAGCTTTTCAATTGCGGGCAGTGGCAGTGACCTCAATTTAGATAGAGAAATTTCATTGATATTGGGCTTTAGTTCAAACATTCTAAAACGCTCCTTTTGTCAGTTATTTTGAGATTACAGCATCATCATACCGGATGCCTGCTTGATGATTTCCACCGTGATTTTGAGTTCGCCACGGTTGTTCAGAATACGGAACACGTTGTTCAGCGTCCGGTCAAGCAGCCGGAAGCATCCTGTTTGATTGTTGCAGGCTCGTGCTTTGAGCTCTGCGAGAGCGTCCTCTTCGACTTCGTATCCGGTAAGGAATGCTTCGACTTCTTTTCCCGCAAGCCCCTTAAGATTTGCATAAAAGTCAATCCGGTTGGCAAAACGGTTCAGGTAGGATTTGATTTGCGCTTCCAGCCGGGGCTCCCCGGCAATCACCATGCCGACATCGGTTTGGTCAAATATGGCCCGGAGAATTTCCATCTTCTTTTGCGTGAATTTGGAAATGAGTTTATCCGCTTCGTCAATAATGAGGAGATATCCTTTGTTCACACTGAAAAATTCCCGGATTCCGTTGACCCTCTTCCAAATTGTCCCGTACCCGTTCGGGATTCCGAGTGCCTTTTCAATGGCTTCCACAAGGTCGCGGCTGCTCATGGTGTCGTCGCATTCAATGTACGCCGTGCGGGGCATTTTGGAATAATACTTGAGTGCGTGGGTCTTGCCGAAGCCGGACTTTCCGACTACGATGCCGAGTCCGATGTACTCCTGACATGAGCTGCACACGCCGATCACATCCTTAGCGTCGCGGCTTTCAAAGAATCCCTGCCGCTTCATGAGCCGCAGCGGGGTTGGCTGGTCTGTCGTAAGTTGTATTTCCTCTCCCTTGGTCATTCCTGAAAGCCAAACGGCGAGCTTTGATTCAAGCTCACTGGCGTCGCTGTCGTATTTTCCGCACAGATATCGGGACATGGTCGGGCGTGAGTAGTTGATTGCTTCCGCAACCGATGCAATAGTAAGGTGATTTTTTGTGATATACTCGTTGACTTTATCTGCAAGGGATTTCTCTTCGGTAACATAAAGTTTTGCTGCTGCTTCCATTGTGATTCCTCCTGTTTTTAACTGAGGGCCCTGAGCATTTCAAGGGCCGTTTCTGCTTTTTCGGTGATGAACGTGTCATCGCCGTTTTTCTTAGACTTGCTTCCGGATGACCGATATTCCTTATCCTGCGGGAGCGCGATAATCTTTTCCGGTCGTTCCGCCCTGATGGTCAGGTCAAGACCGCCCACAATATCCGGCGTTGCATTTTCGGCCTTGCGGGCTTCAAACGGCGTTGTGAATTCTTCAAGCTGTTCCCGCGCTTCACGGAACTGCCGCTTCTGCTTTTTCAGGTGTTCCTCAAGGAGAGCCTGCGGAACCTTCGGGGCAATCTGCAAGAGTTCGGCGGACACGGACTCACATATCTTTTTCCCGGCCTGATCAAAGACATACAACTTTGTGACATCGTCGGCGTCCCACTTGATACCTACTGTACGGCCAATATAATTACAAAGCTCATAAGCCGTGTAGAGCGTGCCAAATTTGATGATACCTTGATTTCTCACAAGCGCCTTGTCCGACTTCATCAGCATCATGGCCGCATATTCGCGCGGGGGCGGGGCCTTGACGTATCTTTCTTCGGCATGTTCGAACAGGTCTATAGGCGAGAAGTATTTCTCCCGGTTTTGGCGAAGGGCGCTGTGTTCACGGCGGTGGTAAAACTCGTTTTTCCATTTCGTCCAAAGTCCGTAAAACTCTTCCATTGTGAGCAGTTCCCCGTGCTCCAGCATTCCCGGAATATCCTTTTGACGCTTTGCGTAGGTCTTGGAGCCCGTCAGCGTTCCGACATAGGATTCAAACCATTTTGAAAACCGGGCGCAAACCGTACCGAAGAACCGTTCAATCTGACCTTTTCCCCAAGGCTCATAAGGCAGGGAGCGCGACCATTCTTCAATCCCGATGGAACGGTAAAAGCCTCTCGTCTCGCTGTCAAAGTCCATAGCCCGCTCGTTGCGGCTCTGCCCGGTGTTGGTCTTTGAAGTGTAATCTTTGCCGTTATCAATGTGCAGGTGCTTCGGTACGCCGCCCGGCGAACCATATATCATCTTGACAAGCGATTCCTTCAAGGTCTGCGAGTTGGCGTCGACACAAACCACGTCTCCGAGGATGCAGCGCGTCCGGGTATCCAGCCAAGCGACCAGCTTCGGGCGGACGGCTTTGATTTTCCCGTTCGGTTGCGTGAATTGCACCCACACATCGAAGGTGTGTTCGTCGCCCTGAACAAACTCCATAACGGCGAGGGAGGCCGTGTCGCGCTTGCCTTTGAGCATCCGCTTGTTTTTCCATTCCCGTGTCCCGTTGGCGGCGAGGAAACGGGCAGTTTCTCCGTGGCAGTCATCCATTAGGTACTTGATGTACCGGGCCACTGTCTTAATGGAGGGGTAATTCTCAAATTGCTGTTTATGGGCGACTTCTTCAAACTTCCAGTAGAGCATTTCAATCGTTCCGAGGTTCGCGGCGAAGTGCTTGTCGAACCAAATGTTTTCAATGAGTGCCTTCTGCTCATCTGTCAAGCTGGGAAAGGTGTGCGATTCCTTGGGCTTTCGGCAAAGGGAAAGCACCTTGAAATAATCGTAGCTGCGGCCCTCTTCCTTTTCGGTTTGAAGCGCCCACGCACTGGCTTCAAGATATCCCTCCGCGCAGCGGTACAGCGTTCTTTGGCTCATTCCGAGCTGTGATGCAAAGGCTCCGGCAAAAGCGGTTCGCTCTCCGTCGCCATATTCGACAAACTGCTGAATCTGCTTGCAGAGCTCAACGGCTTTGTAATACTGTTCCTTGTGGGTTTCTATGTACCAGTTCAAATCCACGTCGATATACCACGGCGTTTCATTGGCTCTTGCTTCTATGATGACATCCCTCCCATTTACTTTTTGTACCGCCTTGTGCGCCTTACGGGCTTTTGTGGTGAGGGAAGACAGGGAAACCAAAACCCGGTCTTTTCCGCCGTCTTCCTGCGGCTCGGTTTTTGTTTTGAAGACTTTTGGATTTCGTGCGACACGCTGTGCAAACGTCTTGTATTTAATGCCCTCATAGCTTGCGGCCTCGTCCATTGTGACAAAAGATTCCGGCAACTGCTGCCCCTCCTTCCGGATTGATTTTCGAGGGATTCATGGTATAATATAAACAAAGACTTTTCACGAGTCTTTCACGGTTAGAGAGCTTTTTCGAGTGGTGTCGGGAAGCTCTCTTTCCTTTTGTCCAGAACTTTCTTTTTCAGCTAACAAACTTTCGACTTTTTCCCGCTGCGCCCTCGTTGCTTCCAACATTCCTTCAAAGGCCTCGGTACGGGCTCTGACCTCTTGGATGTAATCATAAAGTGCAAGACCTGCTTCACTGATTTCGTCTTCAAGTTCGCTCTCGTACCTTTTGTACGCTTTCACCTTACACTTTAAGCCCATGATTTCCCCTAACTGGGTAGGCTTCACGTCGAGCTGTTTCTCAAGGGTTGTGCAACTCGCAATAATAGCGGCTGTTTTATTCATACTGTTTCCTCCTTTATCCTGCTCTTTCGAGCTCAAGAATCTCAATAATTCTGTTTCTGTATTTTTCCCCTGACCGTGCGCCAGAGAAAATCAAACTGAGATATTGCTTTTTAACCCCGAGGGCATCCGCAAGTTCCACCTGAGACATTCTCTTGTCAATCAGCTTTTTCTTCACAGATACACCAAACGGCGTTACTTCTCTGCTCTTCATCGGGCGTCCTCCTTTCTGTAATGGTTCTAAGATTCACTTCAATTTTTCATAATGGGTACAGGGGTAAACCGAAAGGTTCTGAAACTGTTGAGGTTTCCCTCGTCGTCAATGATTCTGTAATAATCCCGATTAACCGCGGGTTTGGCCTCATATTCTTCAAAGAGTGTAAGTGCGGCGCCGTTTGCGTTTTTACAAATGACTTTCATATCCTCCTCCATTCTTCTATAATGAAATTACATTGCATCATAGAAAGGGGGTAAATGATATGACTAAACAAGAAAAGTATGTTCGTGAGTTGTCGAAGACAAACTTTGTAACTGGCCTGACCACTTCGATGGTTGCTGATGAAATTGGAGCACGTGCGCTCTTGAAAATTCTGATGGATAAGGGTATCGTTACGCTTGAAGAATGGAACGATGCTATCCAATTTATGACCGAACAATTTATTTCTCAGCATACTCACAACTTTGATGACCTTGCCGAGCCTGATTTTCTCGACTTCACTCCAACGGATAAGAAGTGAGTACCCCGATTCTTTCGCCTGAACTGGTAAAAGCTATCGCCCGTCCATCACTGGTGAATTTTAAAAGCACTCGTTGCCCAATCCATCCCATAAGCTTAGAGCTGCTAAATATCTGACCCTTGAACGGTATTCCTTGCAAGGTAACGAAACAAATGGTGCCTTCACTCGGAAATATATCCGGCACATAATCATTGCCATGGTCAATGTACAAACGTTTTGGTATACAGTGCTTTTTGATAAGCAAAACGGTTTTCTTTTGCAAAGAGTAATCACATGGAGGCGTCTGCTCTGCGGGCGTCTCTTTTTCTTTTACAAGTTTAAGTAGCTCCTCGACTATCTCACAATCTCTGACGCTTTCCTTGAATTCCTTCTCATAACCAACCTTCGGAGTATCCATCCCGTAGTTTTGAGAGTAACAAAGCCGGTTGTGCCATGCCATTTCTTCCTGCTCTTGCAAATACTTAAGAACTGTTTTCATTTTGTGCTCCTTTCATTAGCTATCTTGATTTCTAACTATGTAGGCATTCTCAACCCCATGTCCACAACAAGCCGATGTTGCACCCTCAACATAGCCGAGACAAGCATCATAACCTTCCGGCGTCGGCAATCTACCGCACCGAACACAGGGTCGTTCTTCTTGGCCAATTGGCTTGTTGTCGCTGACATACACCCATATACCACCAATATAGGAAATTAAATGTCCACGCTTTCGTGCTGTTACCATCCGTTCCTCTCCTTTCAACTCGCGGCGGGAATTTTCCGCACTCGGTTTGTGTGTTTGTGAAGGACAATGATATCTTCCTTCGTTGCCCGAATAACGAGCCAGTTCTCAGAATTAAGACCATACTGATTGATTGTGATTTTCTGCGCCCTCGTCGGACGCTTCCCATGCCTCATTGATTTCACTCCTTTTTGATAGCATTTTTGATAGTTCACAGCTATCATTTTTGCTATCTTTTTTTGTTTCTTTTTAGAATGGTTTGTGCTATGATTTACTTGATTTATTTGTATATCAATACTATACACGAATATTCGAGGATTGTCAACGAATATTCGTGATTTCCATAAGATTTTTTGCGAATATTCGAGAGGAGACAATTATGTTTTCTACATATCTTAAGCAATTACGAAGTAAAAAAGGGGTTACTCAAACACAACTTGCTGCTGCTATAGGCGTATCAGCGGGAAACGTTGGCGATTGGGAACGTGATCGAGCAAAGCCCGGATTTGATGCTATTATTTCGCTTTCACGTTTTTTCGAGATTTCTGCTGATGATCTGTTGTTTCACGACCTTAATAAGATTCAAGCTGATGAATCTTTAACCAATGAAAATCATCTGTCCATTTCCGATGCTGAGTATGGTCTTGTGCAAATGTATCGTGCGTTAGACGAGCGAGACAGGGAAGACGCCTTTGATAACATCAAAATGAAGTATGATAGAGCTAATCAAAAAGGGAGCGGAAGGTCATTATTCTCGACATATACCGAAGAGACCGCAACCGAATTCGTCCCCAATAATAACACCAAGGGAACAGCTTGATTTTTTACGCTTTTTGATTTACTTGTATATCAAAAAAATGTAGAATTGAAAACATGGTTTCCAGCGTTGATTAGGCAGGCTGAAACCCGCATGAATCCGGCAATTCTACAACAATTTCGCGATTTGCTGAAATGTAGAATTGACGGCCCGCATATTCATGCCAGTTTATAACGGGTGCGACCAGTTCTATGTACGCACAAGAACGGTGTGAATAACGCCAATAATGCCCCCGACGTGCGTGATAAGAACGTGTTTTGTCATTTTGGCTGGTTGGCTAACGCTTTTTCGCACTTTCTAACGGCGCGTTAGCACGGCGGGCCCGTTGCTTTCGCAGCCCCCCGGCGCTATAATTAAGACAAGAGCCGCTCAAGTACCCTTCCTCCTCTCTGCTGCTGAGGCTTCCGGGGTATTTAAGCGGCTCTTTCTGTTTGTCTGAACGAGAATTAACGGCGGTGTATAGCGATTTTTCGGTGTTTTCTGCAAGTTTCCGGTTGTTACGCGAGCGTCGCGATGGTTGTCGCAGTAGGGGAAAGATGGCATAAAAAAACAGCGCCGTTGAGTTCGACGCCGTTTCTCAATATTTTTGTCAATGCATTCCCGCTGAAAACCATGTAAACCCGCTTAAATACTGGTTTTTCTCGATTTTTCCCGCGGTTTCCCGGGTTATCCCGGTTTGTCACTTATCCTGTCTGAGTACAACCTTCGCTACTCTAGAAATAACTGATGGAACAGATCTTCGTACATTGAAGGATCTCACCGGACACGCTCAGACAAGTATATTAGTCAACACCTATTCACATACAATAAAGAGCACACAGGTAGCCGCCTGTACTGTATTGGAGAATATTCTAAAACCGGCTACATTAAAGTATCAAAAATAAAAAAGAGGCTGCTCTTCGTAATGGAAGGCAGTCTCTTATCGTATCTTTCCTTGTTTTTTCCGTTCTTACTTGAACAAATCTTGAACATTTCGTGTTTTGCCCGATGAACGCAGACCAAGAAAAAGCCCAGCATCCGCATGGACACTGGGTTTGTTTGGTTGCGGAGGCAGGATTTGAACCTACGACCTTCGGGTTATGAGATGTTTGTAAATCATCTTTCCTTTTATAGTCTCTTATTATCTCATGGCACATCTACCATAAAGAAACTGTATTACTATTTTATGTCATAAATTACTATCTTTTCTATTTCCGTAGGGGTATGGGTTGGGGTAAGCTAAAGATTTACAAAGAATTTGCAAGCCGAGTGAAACAGCTTCGTGGAAAGAGCACAACTCAATTGGCACGTACATGAAACATTTTCTAATAAAGTTGAAAAAATAATTAAATTAGAAACTAAGACTCTATGCTCAGAAATAAGTATGAAAAAGTTCTGAATGAGCTGATAAGAGAAGCATTCGGAACTGGAAGAAGTACAATTTATATTCGGATGTGTATTATTTTCTGTATCTACTATTTTTAAAGTGGTTACATCAGTTACAAGAATATGTCAAGAAAAATGTCCCCACCCCCTTTTAGTCATTATTATACCGATGTTGACATCATTTTACTCAGACGAAGGGGGTGCGGCACGTTCTACACCAAACATTTTCACTCTTACGTGACTCAGTTTAAATGACTGTTTATTGGAGTAGAAATTTCATAGTAGAATCTTGAGCTCACAGATAGAATTCGGTTCTACTTCACAGGAAACATAACAATCCTGAACTGAAACAGGAGTGTTAACTTCTTTCTCAAATAAGTCTACAGATTTTGCCATACGAACCGGCTTATTGAAGTGTAAGACCACTTTACCTGTTACTCCTTTTACTTCATAAAGACGAGCTATGATTCCACCATCTCCCGCGGGAAGAACGGAAGATAGAACCACAGTATCGGAGTGAAAAGAGAATAAACTGTCATGTAACGGAAGATTACCCTTGTGTGCATTCGACGACTGATAGAACATTGCATGATTGCATCTTTCCGAAAAGTCTTTCGCCGCCTTTTCATCCGCTTTGAAACTGCCCGTCCATAGGGTAACCTTCTGGATCCCGAGTTCCGGATACGGGTCAGGGCCTGTAGAACTGTTAATCAAAGACAGGCCGAGCGATTTGTTTAAACCTCGATAGCCGTATTTGCAGTCACTGACAACAATGACACTGTCGCCTGAGGGGTGAACGGCCACACCGTACTGAAGAGCCGGCACATCCGTCGTGCCCGCCTGACGCCGAATTGCACCGCCGGGAATATCATAAAGAAACTCATCTGTCTGGTAAGCTGTCGGAACTCGGTATTGCAGAAGAGGAACTGTTTCTTTCCCGGCTTCCTGCCAGTCAATATAAAGATCTGTTCGAAGTGCCGTCGCATGCCGATCCATGGTGTACGTTACTTCTATTTTTGAGCCTTTGATTACATAATGTGCTTTCAGGCTTTGACGAAGCGGCCCGTCCGTAATCTTTTCAATTTTTACGCAGTTGTCGACCGGGATCTCTTTAAGGTAACGACC